ATCGCGCTGGCCGCCCTGGGCCGGCGTTCCGCGCCCGGCGAGCGAAGGCGCTACAGCACGTCTCCTGGCCGATTTGGCCCGATTCGACCGATCGCCGCTCCCGCCCCGCGACCGGCGGCGCCTCGCCGCCACCTGCTGCAGCGCGCCCACGCCGACGTGATCCGCTGCAGGCGCTGCGCGTTCGAGATCACGGAGATCGCGATCCAGGCCGCCCACCCGAGCGCGATCGGCGGGTTCCACCACCCCGACGTGCTGCCGCCGGCGTTCTGGGCCTGTCCGGGGCCGCCGTGATCGCGTCCAGCTCGGCGGGCCGCGGCACCCCCGCGACGTTCTGGCACCGCTGGCCTGGCCATGCGGCGGCGCACCGGCCGCCCTGCTCGACGCCGGGCTGCAAGCGCCCTGCGATGCGCTGGACGGTCTGCAGCTGCCGCCAGCCGTTCGCTGTGTGCAGCGACTGCGTCGGCGACGTAACCGCCCAGCGCGCCGCCCACGCGGCTGCGGCGCACCCGTGAGGTACAGCGACCGCGAGCGGGACTGGGCTTTCTTGCGGGCCATCAAGCTGCGCCCGTGCCGCCTGCGCGGGGTCGACGGCGCCGGCGACTGCCGCGGCGTCGTCCAGGCCGCCCACGCCGGCGACGTCGGGGTGCGCGCGCTGTCGCGGCGCAGCGGCACCGATCGCGACTGCGTGCCGTTGTGCGCCGATCACCACTACGACCGCGACAACCGCCGGGGCTACTTCGAGGGGATGGACGTCCTCGATCTGCGCGCCTGGTCCGATGCCGCGATCGCCGACGAGCTCGAGCGCTACCTGCGCCAGCAGGCCGGCGAGTCGTCCATCCCGTTCTAGAGCGGCGGATCGACCTTGGCCACCTGCTTGGTGTTCAGCGTGATCGTGCTCTTGTTGTCGCCGGGGAACATCGGCTCGACCGTCTCCACGGTCACGTTGCAGTAGTCCTCGCCGGGCTGCACCGACGTCACCTTGGCCTCGACCGTCACCAGGTCGCCGGCCTCGAGCTGCTTTCCGTTCTTGTCGTGGGGCATGGTCGGGAAACTAGCGCCGCCCCCTGATCACGTCCAGCGATGCGATCCTCTGGGGATCGTACGATCCTCTGAGGATCGCATCAGCCGAACCCGCCGCGGTTCCGCTTCTGGCCGCGCTTCGCCGGGCGCGCCGACCACAGCGTGTTGAACCCGTGGGCCATCGCGTCGACCTGGTCATCCTCGGGATCGTCCAGGCCGGTGAAGTCGACGTGTTCCGAGATCATCTGCTCGGCCCACGGCGCGTCATACGGCACCAGCACCCGCCCGGCGTTCCACGCCGCCGCCAGCGGCTGCGCGCGGGTGTACTTGTCGCCCAGCGGCGTGATGGCGATCAGGCGGATCCCCTGCGCGAGCTCGCGCAGGAGCTGCGGCACCGCCTTGAACGCGCCGGCCGCCTCGACGGCCACCGGCGCCTTGTAATGCTTCACCTGCATGCCCCACAGGGCGCGCGCGAACGTCGGCACCGTGACCTGGCGGCGGTAGCAGTCGACCACCCAGATCTTCATGTCGTCGCCGTAGCCCTCGGCGTACAGCGCGAACGCCGCCGAGTGATCGGCGTGGTTGTCGTCGGTCGCCGCCGGGTCGGCGCACAGCAGCACGCGCTTGCCGTCCGGCGACCAGTTGGCCAGCGTGAAGCGCGCGGGGTCGTTGAACAGCTGCGCGCCGCGCGGCCGCGGCTGCTGCTGGAACAGCGACGCCCAGCCGTAGGGCCCGATCGATTTCTCGATCTTGAGCAGCTCCTCGAGCGGGATCCGATCGGGCCACAGCGCTTCCCCGAGCTCGCGGCCCATGGCGTCGGTGCTGGGGTCGTCGCAGATCGCCGGCAGCCGCAGCCGCTCGAAGGTGTAGCCCGCGAACTTGCCGGCCAGCAGCCGGCCGATCAGGTCGTCGGTGTGCCAGCGGGTGTGCTGCACCAGCACCGAGGCGCTCTCCTCGAGTCGCGTCCACAGCACATCGCAGAACCACTCCCAGACGTTCTCCCGGATCTTCCCCGACTCGGCGGCGCGCCGGTCCTTGAAAGGGTCGTCGATCAGCGCCACCCCGTTGATGCCCTGGCCGGTCCACTCGCCCTGGTAGCCGTGGAACAGGCACCCGCCGCCGTACGTCGTGCGCCACTCGTGGAGATTCGCCATCTCCTTCGACAGCGTCACGCCGCCGGCGCGGGTCAGCGTGCGGGCGATCCTCGAGCGGCTGGCCGCGTAGTCGTCGCCGAACGTGGCGAAGGCGTTGGTGCAGGCCGGATCGCGCTTCAACCGCCAGCCCAGCCCGTGCAGGCCGGTCGTCGTTTTGGCGTGCCGCGGCGGCAGCTCGATGCACGCCAGCACGCGCTCGTATCGCGTGCGGTTCCACAGCTTGATGATCGGCGCGATGTGCCGCGGCGGCAGGTGCCGCGGCGACACCCGGCGGATGTAGCCGTCGAGATCCTCGCCGCCGTACTCGGCCTCTAGCAGGGCCGCCAGGCGCGCGTCGTCGTCCTCGGTCCATTCGACCGGCTCGACGCGCTCGATCTGCTCGACGGCGAGGCCCTCGGCCACGGGCTACGCCTCGGCGCGGCCCCGGAAGGGCAGCACCTTGGCGAGCTGGTCGACGGCGTGCTCCTCGGCGTTGGTGGCCGCCGGCGGCGCCTGCGAGATCACCACGCTGCCCTCGGGGGCCACGCGGGCGGTGACGGTGGCGACGAACCCGCCGGCGTGACCCGGCTCGGGCATCACCTCGATGTCGAGCTCCACCACCTCGCCGACCGCGGCGCCGATGGCGCGCCGCAGCTCGCCGGCGATCGCCGCGCGCGTCGCCTCGGTGTTGGGCCAGCCGGCAAACGGCAGGATACACGCCTCCACGACTTCCTCGTGGCTTGGGATGGTGCCTGCGCACAGCGCGCGCGCCAGCACCACCTCCCACAGGCGCGGGGGCTGCTCGACCCGCAGGCTGACCGGGGGCACCTTGCCGCCGCCGACGTCCACCAGCAGGCGGTTGGCCAGGTGGGCGTCGTCGGTCGCCAGGACGGCGACGACGTACCAGGGCGCCCACATGCCGACCTTCCACAGCTGCAGCGCCTCGCGCTGGAGCGCATCGCCGTGCACGCCGCCGCAGCGGATGGCCTGGGCCCAGTGCCCGGTGCACCTGATGCACGACGGCACCAGCCCGCGCAGCGTCTGGGTTGGCGCGGTGACCAGGCCGCAGCAGCGGCACAGGATGGGTTCGATCGCGGGGATGTCCATGGCGGTCACCGGATCGCTGGCGCCTGGTCGATCACGTCGGCGCCGACGTCGTCGGAGTCATCGCCCTGGCACGCCACCGGGTTGGCGCGCGCCGCCGCTCGAGCGCGCAGCTTGGCTGCCAGCTCGGCCGCCCACTCCTCGCGAGGGATCGGCGCGCCCGTCTCGCTGGGCGCCACGTGCGTGCGCTGCAGGTCCAGGCGCCGCTCCTCGCGCCGACGCCCGGCGAGATCCTGGCCGAGCTTGAACAGCGACCAGCCCAGGTCCATCGCGCCGTAGTAGGCGAACCGCCACGAGTCGCCGCGCTCCTGCGCGATCTCGATGAACCGATCGCGCGCGTCCACGATCGCCTTCGTCCGCTCGGCGGACACGCCGTTGTCGTCGAGATCGCGCACCGCGCGTGACCAGGCCGCCGTCGCCTGCAGCAGCGGGTCGCCCTTCCAGCATGAGAGCTCGTCGCGCAGCGCGGCCTTCTGGTCCACCAGCTCGCGGGCGTGGGCTACCGCGGCCGCTTCCAAGCGCTTCGCTCGCTGGACCTCATCGAGCCTTCGCTCGGCGACGGCGACGACCTGCTGCCAGTCGGCGTTCGCCTTGGCGAGATCGGCCCGCGCCTCACCGAGCTGCTGCCCAAGACGCGCGATCTTCGCCAGCGCCTCGGCGAGGCTGCCGGTCTGTTCTGCCCACAGCCCAGGCGCCACCGCCCTGATCTCCTCGCGCTTGACGTTGACCAGCCCGGCCAGCCGATCGAGATCCTCGTGCGTCGCCGTCTCGACCGTGGCGATCCGCCCCTGCTTGGCGATCTCGTACATCAGCGCGCCGATGCGTTCGTTGACCGCGGCCAGCGTCCGCTGCTGCGCGCCCGGGTTCGATAGGCCACCGCTGATGATCCGCTTGTACAACTCGGCGCTGATGAACTGCCGCAGCGCCAGCTCCTCGGACACCGAGGTTTTCCAGCCGCAGCCTGGACATGCCACCATGTGCGTGCCGTCCGGCTTCATGTGGTCATGCACGAAGTCGAGGCCATCGCACCGGCCCGCACGCCCGGCGTGCCAGCCCTGCCCGACCTGGCACGCGGCGATCTGGATCAGCTTGCGCTCCTCGTAGGCGCGCGCGGACTCGGCGTGGGGCTGCGCCGGCTGGTACTCGCCGAGCACCTGGCGCTCCCATTCGGTCGGCCTCCGCGCGCGCCCCAGCGTCTTGGCCCACCGCGGTGGCACGCGCAGCATCGGACCGATCTCGTAGCGGTTGCCGTCGAGCGTCACGTACACGGTGTACCCGATGCCAGCACACTCCACGTCGAGCTCGGCGCTCCAGTGGTCGCCGCCGGCGCCCTCGATGCGTACCGCGGACACCCGCGTGTCCATGAACCCGCCGACGTTCTGCTGGGCCACGTGCGACAGGATCGCGCCCAGCAGCTTGTCGTCGATGCACGGGGGGATCTTCGCCTCGGCGCGCACCTCGCGCAGGTGGCGATCGTGCTCGGCGGCCGCCGCGGCGATCGCGTCGGGCAGCGGGTGGGCCAGCGCGGTCATCGGCCTGTTCTTGTCGTCCATGTCGTCCTCCGTCGTCGGGTTTACTGCAGTAGGGTATCAGGTCGCGGACGGCGGCACGACGTCCAGCAGCGACTCGTCGGCGGCCGCGCGCGCGGCGTCGGCCAGACGGTCGGCGCGGTGGTGGTCCATCGACAGCGGCGCCACCGCCAGCGCCTCGTCGATCGTCACCTTCGCCTCCACGTCGCAGCTCGGGAGCGCGCACCGCAGCGTGTATGCGCCCTCGACGAGCGCCGGGTGGAACGATTCGCCCTCGGTGCCGAGCGCCTGGTGCGGGCAGCCGGCAGCGTGCAGCCGTTCGCGGCCCAGCTTGTCGAGCGCCTGGTGCTCGGCGCGCCGGCGTGCCTGGTCGATCGCCTCGCGCGGCACCCGCAGCGTGATGTCGACCTGGTCGGGGTCGCGGCGCTTGAGGCTGGGCACCTCGACATCCGCGCTGGCGCCGTCGGCGGTCAGGTTCGACACCCGCACCTCGCGATGGCACGTCGCGCAGGTGAAGATCATCGCCTCACCGGCCTTGCCGTGGAAGTTGCTGCCGCCGGGGCAGGTCGGATCTACGTGCTTGAGCGCCGCCAGCGCGTGCTCCCGTGCCTGTTCGATCGTGCTCTGCATGTTCGTCTCCTAGCGGCGCTCGGCCGCGGTTGCCTCGATGATCGTCGCCGAGGGTAGCGACTTCGCCCCGCGCGCGGCGAGCGCCGCCCGGCGTTTCTCCAAGAGCTGGTCGATCTCCTGCTGCCGCTGCATGGGGGTCAGCGCCGCGATGTTCAGCGTGTTGTTGTTCACCACCACCTGGCCGGGCAGCAGCACGCCGTCGATCTGGGCCAGCACCTTTTCGGCGTCCAGCGCGACCTTGTCGGCCATGGTGTTGTCGCGCTGGTACGCCCGGCGGAACACGGCGCCGACCCGGGCCCGGTGCTCGGCCTTGAGCACCGCACGCGTGGCGTCGGCCTCGGCCCGCCAGCGCTGCCGGATCACCCGGGCCCAGCTCTCCAGGAGCTCCTCGGTCAGCCCGAACCCGCGCGGTGGGGGCTCGCCGAGGATGGCCACGATGTCCTCCCAGGGCATGAGCTGCACCAGCAGGTCCTCGAGCACGCCCATCCGCACCTCGCGCACGACGCCGCGCATGGACTGCCGCTTGCGCTTGGCCGGCGGCCTGCGCTTGGCTACTTTCGCGGACTTGGGTGGTGCCTTCCTTGCCATTTGTCACGTGACGCTTGGTGACGTCACTCGTTGTTCGTGACGTCACGTGACGTTCCCGCGGCCTCAGCCATCCTCAGGAACGCGTCCACTACCTGCTCAGGATAGCGTGATACCAGGACAATTAGGCTAGCGAGCTTGTCGCGCCACGCCTGGTGGCACGGCGCGCACAGCACGCGCCACCCAGCCTGCGCCGGTTCGAGGCGCCAGACCAGGCCGCCGGGCTGCGCCTCGCAGTCGGTCCCGCAGCGGTGGCACGGCGTCCTGGCCTCCCAGATGCCGCTGGGCTCGACGTGCCATACCCTGCTGCAGTTGCGGCAGGTGAACCGGCACGCCACCCCGCCGCTGTCGTACTCCTGCACCTGGTAGCGCGGCACGGGTGCGAGGCAGCCGGGGCAGGGTCGGCGAAGGTGGGCGGTCATCGTCCCCACCAGAACCGCCCGGCGTCGATCGGGTGCAGCGGCGCATCGATGGTCGGGGGCTCGTCGCCCAGCCACGTGCAGTCCGACACCCATCCGCCGGCGGCCACGACGGCGTCTAGCTCGTGCCGCATGCCCGTGGAGATACGCCCACCGACCAGGACGATCCCATCGAGGCGGCACGCGATCGCGCAGTCGTCTCGGAGGCCGCGTGCCCGGTTGGCGTCGTCGTCGGGAACGCCGGCCAGCAGCGTGGCCAGCCAAGGCGCCGTGATCGCGCGGCCAGGCTCGGTGTCGAGCAGCCACCGGTACCAGCGGGTGGCGCGCGCCACGTTGGCGGCTACCCCGGCGGCATCTGGCGCGCCCACCGGGTGGGCCATGTACACCACGTCGATCACGTAACCACCTGCGCTTCCATCGATTCCTCTGCTTTCCCGTGGAACACCCGCGGGGCCACCAGGGCGCACTCCTGCAGGTAGTCGGCGAGCGCGACGGCGCGCTGGAACGACAGCGCCACCCCGCCCTTGCGCACCCTGAGGCCCACCCGGATGGCGGCGAGCGCGTCGGCGGCGTGCGGGGTGAGGTGGGCGGCGCCGAGCTCGCCCAGCGCCAGGACGTTGGCGGCGTTCGCCTTGCTGTACTGCAGGCCCCCGCGCCGGTGCTCCGCGCGCGCGGCGTCGGCCCGCAGCGCCACCGCCATGGCCGTGAAGGCTGCCGGGCCGGCCGGCTGCACCTCGAGGACCCTGGCCGCGTGGTCGATGTCCTGGGCGGCCTCGCGCTGGTGCCGGTCGTGCTCCTGCTTGGCCTCGTACCGGCGCGCCGTCGCCTCGGCCCACCCCAGGGCCACGGCGGCGACCTGCACGAGCTCGCCGCGCTGCGGGGCGCCCCGCTCGAGCAGCGCCGTGGCCACCTCCCCGATCTCCGTCATGAGGTGCGCCAGCGTGGGCCCGTTGCCGTCCCTGGCGGTCTGCCGGCCCACCTCGCGCACCAGGTCCCGGACCAGCTCGGCCTGCAGGGTGTCGGCGCACGACACCAGCGGCTGGGTGGGCGGCGCGCCCTCGGCGACCAGCGACGCGTCGCCGCGCAGGCGCGCGGGCTGGGCGTCCAGCTTGGCCCACAGCATCACCTGGTGCTGGGCGGCGGCCTGGTGGCGCGCCGGTTCCCCGCACGGCGGCACGTCGACCGCCCGGCGCGCACAGAAGTCGCACACCCCGGCGGCGCGCGCTTCCCGGCGCCGGCGCAGCTCCTCGAGCAGGGCGGCATCGGTCAGCAGGGACGCGTCGGGCCGGTCGCTGGGGGACATCAGTACGCCCTCAGGTACGGATCGCGCCGCGGCCCGCGGCCGGTGGCGCGTTGCTTGAGCAGCAGCCGTCCCTGGCGCCGCATCCGCTCGCGCTCGAGGTGCCGGCCGGCCCCGAACGCATACTCCAGGAGCTCGGCGGCGACGCGCTCGGCCTTTTCCAGCAGATGGACGGCTCCAGCGCCCTCGTTCAGCGTGCGCTGCACGGAACTGCGCAGGGTACGCGCCAGCCCGGCGGCGCGCTCGCGATCGTTGCGCTCGATGCGCTCGCGCGGGGTCACGCCTTCCCCCGGCCGTCCGCGATCGGCTTGCCGTCGCCGGTGTACAGGATCGTCACCGCCCGCTCGGGGTCGGCGGCCGCCAGCGGGATGGGCCCATCGTCGGTCAGCAGCGGGATGCCAGCCGGGTCGGCGTCGCACGCCGCCTCGAGCTGGGACGTGAACACCGCAGCCGTGGCGTTCACCCGCTCTGGCGCGGTGCCGCACGGAAAGCAGATGGGCGCGCCACCCGGCCCATAGGGGCGCAGGTCGCCGGGCGCGCCGCAAACGCAGCAGGTCGGCGCGGTCACGGCGTGCGCGGCGGCGTGCCGCCCTCCACCGTCGGGTCGATCCCGTGGTCCCGCAAGATCTCCGGGACCGTCCGGTGCGGCGGCAGCGGCAGCAGGATCTCCGTCGCGACGATGCGGTACACCTCGAGCAGGTCGATCGCCTCGCCGCCGCTGCTGTTGATCTCGACGGTGTCGGTGGCGGCGGCGAGCGCCGCGGCGACGCCGGCCACCAGGTTCCGGCGCCACGCCAGGTCCCGGGCGCCGATCGGCGTGCACGCGCGCGCCAGGTAGCCCAGCGCGCCGGCCGGCGAGCACGACGGCCCCACGTTGGGGTTCCTGGTCAGCGGCACCAGGTCGACGACCGGCACCAGGGACATGCCCTGCCCGATCAGCAGCTCGCCGGCGGCGACCAGGGCGCGCCCGAGCGCCGCCACCGCGGGGTCGCCGTCGCGGGCCTCGAACGCCTCGCCGACTTCCTGCACCAGCCGCAGCGCCAGCCCATCGAAGTCGCGGCGCCGGCCGCGCGCGCGGCGCATCAGGTCGACCTGCAGGGCCTCGTGGGGGTCACTCGGCAGCGGGCCATCATGGACGGCGGCATCGCGGAACGCGTTGAAGCGCGCGCGCGCCTCGGTGGTGGCGGCCTCGACCGCCTCGGTGTACTCGGACATGGGCTATTCCTCTCCCAGGGTGACGGTGATGGCCCGGCGCACCTTGAGGGGCACCAGGCGGTACGTGGCGATCTTGGTGATGTCGATCCCGTCGTCGACCAGGTCGGAGATGATGCCGGGCACCGCGTCCCACGTGTGCACCTCGACGGTCTGGCGATCGCCGTCGAGCGGCTGGAACGTGATCAGCGCGCCCGGCGCGGCGACCAGACCGGCGGCCTCCACCTCGGCGGTGTGCTGCTCGGCGCGGGGCGCCGGCCGATCGCGGCGCGCGCTGCGCGACGGCAGCGTGTCGGGCACTGGCGGCGGCGTGAGCTCGGCGGGTTGCTCGAAGGCGGTGGGCAGCGTGGCGTTGGACGTGATCGGCACCGGCGCCGCGCCCGGCGTCGGGATGATCGCGAGGCCCTCGAGCTTGGCCCCGAACGAGACCAGCCGGGCGGCCTCGCCGCTGCTGCGGCGCTCCTTCGTGAAGCGGCCGGTGCGGATGGACGCGTGCAGCTGCCGGTCGTACAGGATGGTCAGCACCGCCTTGGCCTGCCCGTCGTCCACGTCGTTGTCGACGATCACGGCGTGCAGCGCGGGCCGGCCGGCGCCGGTGTCGAGCGTGGCGAGCTCGACCTGCTTTTCCTCGCCGTCGCCGCCCGTATCCCACCAGACGCCGACGGCGTCGCGCGCGCGGGCCTCGCAGATCAGCAGGTCGATCGCGCTGCCGATCGCCGCCGTCTCGTGACCGCCCTGCGGCCAGGCGATCCCGAAGTCGTTGGAGCGGTCCACCATCCGCTTGATGGCGTGCGTGGTGACCCGCAGTGACCTGCGGTAGCCGATCGGCGGCAGCCGGAACTCGATCGGTTCCGCGGCGAGGCGCTCCTGTGCCTGTGCTCCCATGACGTTCCTGGTCCCCGGCCAGTCCGACGGCGGCGATCGCGCTGGTGGCACGGGGGAGGTGCCAGCGCGGGCCGCGCGAAGTCACCGCCGGCGGCGGTGGGTCTGGCGCTTGCGCTTGTTGTACCGCGCGCGCGCCACGAGCTGCTCGGGAGACATGTACCGCTCGTCGGTCCGGTAGTAGGTGCGCACCCGGTCGCGCTCGCCGGCCTTGCCCGGCCGCAGCACCTCCCAGACCGTCGGCACCCTGCGGACCATCACCGCGCCCAGCCTGGCGGCCAGGCCGCCGCGCCGCGCGCCGCGCTGGCCGACCGTCTCGCCGCGCGCCGGCTGCGCGCGCTCGAAGTCCCCGCCGTTCGTTCCGTCCTTGTCCACGGGTCAGCGCTTTCCGATCAGGGGCAGGATCCCCGACCACTCGGTGTCCGGCGGCAGATACAGCCGCTCGCAGATCGTCGCACGCATCGCCTTGTCGGCCACGCGCATCCGCTCGAGCTGGGCGCGCAGCGCCGACGCCTCGTCATCGATCGTGGTCGCCGACTCGATGCCGCGCTCCAGCGCCGCATGGTCGGCCACCGCCTTGGCGGCGATCTTCCCAGCAGCGGCGATCTCGGTGCGCAGCTTGACGTTGGCGTCCTCGAATCCCTGCGCGCGCTCGCGCTCCTCGTCCACCCGGCCCTTCAACCGCTCGTTGTCGGCCATCCCCGCGCTGATGCGACCCTCGTAACTGCGCACCTTGTCGCGGCTGTACTCGCGCTCGGCGTCCAGCTCGGCCTGCGTGCTCTTGAGGTGCCGCTCTCCCTCGAGCAGGAGATCCGCGCACTGCTTGCCGACCTTCCACAGCGCCATGTACTCGTCGGCGGACGTGGCGATCGCCTGCGACAGCGCGCCCAGGTTCAGCGCCAGGCGCGCGGCGTCGACGGCCACCGCCTTGGCATGCTCGACCAGGTGCGGCCGCGGGATGGGATCGGCCGAGGGATCAGCCGCCCGTGCCGCCCGCGCCTTCGTCTCCCACGCCTCCCCCATCGCCGCCGCTTCCGACTTCGCCGTGCCGTGCATCTCCGTGATCATCGTCCGCGATCTTTCCGGTCAGCTTGGCGATCCCGTCGCGCAGGAACGTGCGCGCCTTCGCCTTGCCGGCCTTGTCCATGTCCAGGAACCAGCGCCGCAGCTTCCGGTACGCCGTCGACTCGGTGACCCGGTTCCGGTCCAGGTCCATCTGCACCGCCTGCAGGCCCGCCGCCGCGGCGTCGTACTGGGCCAGCGCGTAGCGCTGCAGCAGCTGCAGATCCTCATACTTCACCACTCCGGTTTACCGCATTGCTAGAAACGCGGTCAAGTAGTGGGGGCAGATCCCGGCCCGGCGAACAGCGGCCCGCTGTCGCGCGATCGGCGCGCGTCATGGAACGCGTGCTGTTCCTGCTCGTCGAACAGCGCGCCGCCGGTCGCGATGTCGCGGCACATGCGGCCCTCGCCGGCGCCGCACGACGGACACGCGATCGCCAGCGGCGAGCTCGCGGCGGTGCCGGCCGGGCCGCGCATCAGCTCGGCGGCCAGCTTCCTGCGCTCGTCCAGCCAGATCTTGTACGGGTGGTGCCGGCGCGGCCCGAACGGGTACGCGGCGTCGATCGCGCGCATCACGTCCTGGAAGGGCTTGCCGCCGTGCTCCTCGAGCACGCCGCGCATGGTCCGCTGCGCGCGACGGCGCCAGGCGCTGGCGGTCACCGCACGCCTTCTATCCCGAGCTGCGACAAGTCGAGCACGCGCATCGTCGGGTCGTGCGTGGCGATGTCCCGGTGCGGCGCGATCGCCAGCGCGACGCCGGCCCGGTCGCCCCACAGCTTGGTGGCGTCGATCTTGGTGATCCGGCTGTCGTCCACGATCACCCGCGCGTCCACCATCGCATCCTCGAGCGCGCGCACCAGCTTGGACAGGTCGCCCAAGTGGTGGGACGTCGGCGCCGCCGTCGCCGCCTTGCGCAGGCCCTTCACGCCGACGTGCGTCCGGGGCCGGGTGAAGTAGAACACCGCGCGCAGCTGCAGCGGGCCGTCGAGCGGCTGGCGCCCGGCGTTGGCCACGCGCGCCGCGCGCTTCATGCGGGTGCGCCACTTCCCGATGTGCTTGCCAGCCTCGATCGGGAACGACAGCCCTGGGATCACTTTCTTGCTGCCCTGCGGCCGCGGCTGGCCGTCGATCCACAGCACGAACCCCTCGGGGGTGGCCAGCGCGACGTCGCCGGCGGCGGCGAGCTCGGCGACCGCCTGCGCGGCCCGGCTCACGCCGCCATCCTGCGTGCCGCGGCGCGCCGGTCCATCGCCACCCGCGCGGCGGCGGCCTCGGCGGCGAGCTCCAGCGGCCCGCGCACCGGCGCCTCGTCCACCTCGCCGTCGTTGTGCGGCCGGATGATCAACTCGCCCAGCCGGTGCCCAGCGGCCCGCATAATCGCGAGCTGGTCGCGGCGCTCGGCGGCGTCGTGCGACGGCAGCAGGGTGACGTACGACCCGTGCGTGGGCTTGCCGCCCGGCACCACGACGCCGTCGACGACCTGCAGGTATCGCCAGCGGCGGCGCCCGATCAGCGTCGCGGCGCAGCAGGACAGCGGCGACGGCCACGGCGACGGCGACCCGTCGGGCAGCTTTTGCAGGGACAGGAACTGCTCGAGGGAGAACCCGACCCACCACAGGGAATCGATCACCCGCTGCACCCACAGCTCGACCAGGCGGAACCAGAACATCCGCACGATCTCGCCGCTGGCGTCGCCGGGGCTGTTGGTGAACACGCGGCGCACGCCCTTGGGCAGCGGATCGCCGGCGATCAGGTTGCGGCCCGCGCTGCCGTCGTAGAACTCGCGCGCGCCGATGATCGCGTTCCACGTCGCATCGCTGGCGGCGTCGAAGTCGATCTCCCCCAGCACCGAGCGGCCCAGATCGATGATCGGCCGTGGCGTGCCCCAGTTGGCCGACTTGCTCAGGTGGAACGCGCTCCCGCGCCGCGCGGGCTTGCGCTTCACGGCGGTCACGTCGACTCACCGAGCAGGATTGCCAGCATGGTGCGCCCCGCCTCGGAATCGATCGGCTCGCAATGGCCGTCCTCGTTGCCGTGGCCACAGCAGCCGTTGCACGACGCCTGCGGCGTGTCGTCCTCCGTCATCTCCTCGTACAGGCCGATGCACGCCGCCGGCGCGCCGCAGGTGAAGCATGGATGGATGGATCCGCCGGGGTCGCGATCCCGCGGCGTCGCCGACGCCGGGCCTGGTACATGTTCAATCGCCATGCTCTGGTTTATAGCAGCGCGGTAAACGCTACGTCAAGCCCGTGCGGAGATCGCTGCTCGACACCGACGCCCAGCGCGCGCAGCCGCGCAGCCGCGATCGCATCCGCTCGCCCTCGGCGCCATACCTGGCCTTGAACGCCTCGCCGGTCAGGTTGGTGGTGATCACCGCCGGCAGCCGCTGCGAGTACACCATATCGATCAGCTCGTCGAGCGCCGCCACCAGGTTACCGCGGCCGTCCTTGAACTCGGCGCCCAGATCGTCCAGCACGATGCTGCTGGCATCGCGCAGGCGCGCGCGCATCGCCTTGTCGTACCGGCCCTCGCCCTCGAAGGTGGCCGACCGGATGTACAGCGGCGAGCTGCCGCCGAACCGCATCGCCCACCAGGTCCCGGCCGTCGACTTCCCGGCCCCCACGCCGCCCTCGAGCACCAGCACGTTGCGGCTGCCGGGCGCGCGCGGCGGCGCGCCGAACTGCGCCACCCGCAGCATCAGCGGCCGCTGCGGGTCGGCGGCCAGCGCGTCGTCGACCAGGCGTGCCGGCCAGTCGATCCCGGACGTGCGCAGGTACCGGGCGCGCCGCTCGAGCTCGGCGGCGGCGCGGTGGCGCGCCTCGGCGGCGAGCTTGTCGCGATCGGCGGCCTCGCGCGCGGCCCACCCCGCGGCGTCGTCCGGGTGCGGGAGGTGCCGGGTCAGCGCGGCCATGAATTCGGCGGCGGCGGCGCCCGCCGTCACCTCGCCGGTGCGCGGCCCCGGGAGCGCGCCCGGCCCGTCGTCGTCCTCGTCGCGCATCGCGAACATGTCATCGTCGTCCACAGGGTTGCTCACAGGGTCACCTCGCCGTCTGGGTGTTGCTCGTGGTCGATGGGCGTCGCCGGCCCGGTCGCAGCGCCGCCCTGTGCCGTCGGCTTGGCGCCGCGGCCGCGCTGCGCCGCCATGGTGTCCCACTTGTCGCGCAGGTTGGCGCCCGAAAGGATCACGCCGCTCCAGAACTCGTGTTTCTGGGCCCAGTGGATCATCGCCTCGATCGCCGCGTAGGTCAGCCCGTCCTGCTGGTGCAGCAGGCGGATCGAGTCGGCCCAGCGCTCGGCGAGCTCGGCGCGCTTGGCGTCGCTCTGCTGCGCCAGCCGGCCGTCGGGCTGGTTGTCGACCACGTACCCGACCAGCAGCACGGCGAGCGCCAGGGCTTCCGTAGGAGCGCTGAGCTTGCCGCGCCGACGCTTCCCCGCGGATTCCGGATTACCGGCCTTGCCGGGCGCTCCAGCGGCCAGCTGGTCGGCTGTGGGCAGGCCGGACGCCTTCCTGATGGCCTCGACCGCTGCGCGGGTCGCTTCCGTGAACGGTCCCCGGGTGGGCAAAGGCGCGGGGCTGCCGCTGGCAGACCCTTCTGTCTCTGGTATCTGAGATCTACTCTCCTCTACTCTACTCTTACCGTTCCCGCGTTCGGGAACGTCACGTGACGTTCCCGGCTCGTCGTTTCCGGCCTCATTTCCGTCCTGTTTTGCGCGCCATTTCCTGGTGCGCTCGGTCGACAAGGCATCGCGCCATTCCCGTGTCCATCCGGTGAGCTGCACGCCGATCACAGACATGGAGATCAGCTTTGCCTTGGCCGCGCGAACTAGCCCATTTCGCGCCAATTCCACCGGCGCAAGACTCAGGCCATCTGCGGCATCGAGGTGCAGGTAGCGCGCGACGTACTCCGGTCTGCACAGGCTGGGCTTGATGTGGCCGTCGCACTGGTGCTGCCGGTTGATGGCCAAAAGGGCGTCGTACACGACGGCGCCCCAGAACCCGGCCTCCATCACCTTTGGGTTCTGCTGAAAATTCGCGTCTTTTTTGAACCAGTTACGTGACACGCGTCCCCCGTCGTCGGTCGGGAACGTCACGTGACGTCACCGATGTTCCTTGTCGTCGTCGTGTTCCCGCTGTTTCAGCGTGCGCGCGGTCGTCGCCGCGGCGTCGGCCAGCTGTCGGCCGGCACCGCGCCCCCGCTCACCTCGGCGATCTTCACTGCCAGATCCAGCCCGGGAGCGAAATAGGCGTTGCGCAGGTTGTACACCGAGGACACGGCGACCCCGAGCAGCTCGGCGGCCTTGCCGGGGGTGAGCTTGGATGCCTTCAACCACGCGGCGAACGCCGACGGCTTGGGCTTGGTGCGACGCGGTCGACCACCAGGGCCGGTTGCATCGGTCAGCGCTTGCGCTTTCATTGTTGGTTTATACCCGTGAAGTAAACCGGTAGGCAAACCGGTGGGATTCAGGTGCCCTTTTTCAGCTGCAGCGAGGGGGCAGGAAGTCCGACGCCACCACCCAGCGGGATCTGCTCGCCGGCGCGCGCGCCCAGGACGAGCGCATCGACGTTCGTCCGATCGATCTCAGGCGGCGGCGCCTCGGTGAACTTGTACTCGCCCTGCTTGATGTGCTGCGCGATCGCCTGCGCGATCCCGTCGACCCGCACCAGCGCACCCGCCGCCGGCGAGCTCGGTGCCGCCGCGGCCCGCGCGCGCGCGATCGTCTCGAGGCGCGCCCGGGTCAGCCGCAGCGCGACGCGCACCGCGCAGCCGAGGCGCCACTGGGCCTTCCACCCCCGCGCCTCGCTGCGCACCTGGCGCGGCCGCGCGCAGCGGTGACAGCGCAGCGGCGAGCTCGCCAGGTACGCGCAGGGGACGACGACCCCGCCGAGGATCGCCGAGCAGTGCCGCACCGGGAACGCCTCGGTGTACGCGGCGTCGGCGAGGCGCTCGATCTCGCGGCGCAGCGCCTGCAGCAGGTACCTGGCCGTCGCGATCTGATCCGGCGTTCCGATCGCCTTCCACGCCCCGACCCAGGGGCCGCCGCGGCGCCGCCGCTCGAAGTAGATCCGCGCGCCGGTGCCGGCGGCGATGCCCTTGATCAGCTGGCCCTCCCAGTCTGGCGCCTTGCCGCCGCGCGTGTCGCTGATGCCCTCGTCGACGACGGCGCTGGGTTCGCCCAGCTCGGCCTCGGTCAGTTGGTGCTCGGCCAAGAGCTCGGCGGCGCGCGCCGCGGCGGTGGCGGCCTCGTGCTCGTTGCTCGAGCGGGCCAGCGCCTGCAGCTTCCTGATCTTGGCCAGGATGCGCTCGCGGTCGTCGGTCACGCTGGCCCCCTCGCGATCTTGGCGGCGACGGCGTCGGCCACCGCGGGATCGCAGCCGCTGTCCCGCAGCGCCGCCTCAAGCCGACGCGCGACCTTGTCGGGCTTCATGCCAGCCGCGATCGCATCGGCCAGGTAACCGAAGGCGTCGATCGCGGCGCGCCGCTCGCGCAGGATCGCTAGGAGATCCTCGAGCGGCATGCCGTGTGTCTCGCAGAACCGGAAGGCACCGCCGTACACCGGCTGCCCGTCCGGGCCGTGCCCGACCACCGACAGCAGGCGCTTCACCGCGGCACCAAAAGAATGGGCCGCCCGGGGGACGCATCCCGGACGGCCCGAACCCGACGACGACAGTCAGGTGCCGAAGTCCAGATGGTGCCCCTACTTCGCATCCGGGTCAACCCCGCCGGCCCACGCCGGCAACTCGTCCTGAGGCGATGTCTTGCGCAGGGCGTCCTTGGCGGCGGCGGTGCCCTTGCCTGCGGCGCGCGCCGGCGCGGCGTCCTGGGCCGGCTGCGGCGCTACCACGGCCGGCGCCGGCGTCTGTCCCTGCGATGTCTCCGCGGCGGGGGTCGCGCGGGGACTTTCGGGGGACACAGCAGCCGGGCCCGGCGTGCTAGGGACGCCCGGCGGCGGCCCGGCGGGCTGCGGCTTGCGGTCGGCCAGCACCTGCAGGCGGTGCTCGAGGATCCCCGACCACGACGCCTCGCCGTCGCGCAGCGCCGCGAACGCCTTGCGCAGCTCGACGATCTCCGCGGGGGACGTCGTCTCGAGCTCGTGGCCCAGCCAGCGCGCGAGCTGGTCGGGCATCACGCCCTGTTCGGCGAAGGCGTCGCACACGCCCTTGCGCGCGGCGTTGGGATCCTTGGCCGCCTCGTCGCGCGCGATCGACACGCACAGCGCCTGCCCCTCGTCCACCAGATCGCCGGGGATGCACCGCAGCAGGCACACGCGCAGGGCCTTCGAGCAGAGCGCGCCGACCTTGTTGGCCAGGTCGTCCTCGCTCTGGGTGGCGATCAGGTACACGGTCTGCCCGCGGCTGTTGGTGCGCTGGCCGACGACGCGATCGCCTTTCTTCGCCTGGCGGCGCTCGATCGTCTTGCTGATGCGCACGTCCTTGGGGAACGTCAGGTTGGCCTCGAGATCGGTCGCCGACACGCGCATCACGATCCGATCCTCGTCCTCGTACACCACGTACTCCTCGGTGTAGATGTTGCCCATGCACCGCGCCGCGGCCTCGGCGAACCGGATGGACGGGCCCTCGACGCCATCGCCCACGGGCTTGTGGTAGCGCGCCACCGCGGCGAACCCGGGGCGCCGGCACTCCTTCATGAGCTTCACGCGCACGGTGTCGAGGTTGCGCGGCCGGTGCATCGCCATCGTGTACCGGGCCTCGACGGCCGCGCGCGCCTGCGCGACCAGGGCCTGGGTGGCGATGCTGTCGCGCTGGATCTGCGATCCGCCGAAGTCGCGGCGCTCGATCGCGCCGGCGCTGGGGTCGGGCATGCTGTCGTCGTCGTTGGTTGCCATCGTCCTATTCCTCGTCCTTGGCCTTGGCGGCCTTCCACGTCCTGGGTTTGATGAACCGCCGCGACCCGATCGTGGGCTGGGTGCGCGGCCTGATGAACCGATCTTCCTGCGACAGCTGCCGCAGCGTCTCCCACAGGCGCTCGAGCAGGTCGGCCGCATCGTGCTGCCCGGCGGCGCCCTCGCGCAAGGCCAACGCCTGCACGCGCACCAGGGCGGCCTCGCCGCCGGCGGTCAGCGCCGCGAACCCGCACGCGTCCTGCAGCGCGGCGGCGTGGTCGACCTTGCGGCCGTCGCGCGCCTTGCGCCACGTGATTTTTCGATCCTTGCCGCCCTCGTTCCAGACCAGGCCGGACTTGTCGCCGATCCTCGCCTTCAACGACTGCTTGGCGGCTTCCTCGCGCTCGGTGATCTCGGCGAGCATCTCGCACACCTCGCGCAGCACGGCCACGTCGGCGTCGTCGTCGGCGATGCGGATCAGGTCGTCGCCGACATGCGACGGGTAGCGGCCGCGCAGAAAGGTGTCGTAGCTGTCCGTCCCATCGGGGGACGGCGGCACGCCGGCGTCCAGGTTGTCGCGGCGGAACCGGATCGCGGCGTCGTAGAGGAGCTGCACCAGCTCCTCGTCGCGCGGGATCACGTAGTCGGCCGGCTGGTTATCGATGAACACCACCATGTCCCAGCGCGGCAGGCCGGCCACAAACATGTTCCAGGTGCACTGCAGGAGCTCGTACATCGGAACCTCGTCGGTGCCCGGCTCGCCGTACTTCCACGCCTCGTGGATCGTGTGCGTCTTGATCTCCAGGCCGCGGTCGGCGCCGCCGATCGGCGCGGCGCGCCCGACGTACACGACGCCGTCGGGGGTGGCCATCGCCCACTCGCGATCGGGATGCTGCAGCGTGCCCGGCACGTCGACGAACGCGCCGTGGCGCTCGGCGTAGTCGGCGCGGATCGGGTCCTCGAGCAGCAGGCCCCACTTGGTGCGCTCGTTGCCGTCGAACGGCGGCGCCTCGCCGCGCTTGTCGAGGTACACGTCCACCGGCGAGCGGTACGGGTGGTGCCCGGTCAGGGCGGCGGCGTCAGTGGCGGTGATGCCCATCTGGCGCATGGCGAGTTGTGCGGGGGAGAGTCCAGACATGCGGACAGTTTATAGCACCGCGGTAAACGGCGCAAGCCCACGCCGCCGAAACGACGAACGCCCCCGGGGATCACCCGAGGGCATCTGAGGGGCACCTACTACCAGGCCGGTGCCAGGCACTGCGGCCCGCCGCGGCCACGCATTAGCTCGGCGGGCCGGGGACGATCAGCCGACCTTGCCGGCCAGCACGGGGATCGCGCACTGCTTGGCGACCTGGGCGCGCACCTCGCCGAAGGCGTCGCGCTCGATCGCCACGCGGTTGTGCAGCAGGTACGTGAACGACGGGCCGCCCTCGCCGAGCGCGAACCGCAGCCGCGCCTCGACGTAGTACGCCGTCCCATTCATGAACACGGGGACCTTGAGCAGGAAGGCGCGCGGGATCTTGGTGCTGTCGGCGCCGTGCTCCTGCTTGGAGATCAGCGTGCCCTCACCGGTCGTCGGGTTGATCTCGCGCTTGAACGTGCCGCCGATGTTGATCGACAGCTTGCGCGCCATCTCCAGGAGCGTGGTCGGCTGCGGGAAGTCCGGCAGTTCGGCGTTGGGCGCCGCCAGGTCGTCCAGGTGGTGCTCGATCCAGTCGCCGAACGCGGCCTGGCCCATCGCCTTGCCGTCCTTGCTGGTCCACTCCAGCCACTCGTGCGACCGGGGGCAGTTGTAGATCGCGCGGTTGTCGCGGAACCCGGCGTCCCCCAGATCCTGGCCCTCGGGGTGCTCGTTGAACACCGCGGTGACGCCGAACGATCCGGCGTCGGCCCAGGCGACGGTGTCGACCGTCTTGTACCGGTTGACGTACTCGGTGAAGCTGCCGAGCTCCTCAAGCACCGCGGTGCCGGCGCGGCGCAGCGGCGCGGGGCGTCGGGCGTCGTCGAACTTGTGGACGTCGGCGAGCACGTGGATCTCGCCATCGGCGTCGATCCCGACGTGCACGGATCCATGTTCCAGGTCCAGCTTGGTGATGCGCGTCTCGAGATCGACGCTGTCGCGACCGGCGATGATCGCGGCCTCGGTGTCGTTGGCGGGTTCGTTGCTGTTGTCGCTCATGGTCGGGATCCTCTCCTAGTGCTTGTCGTTGCCGTCGTCGTTGCCGCTGCCGCCGCGCGGCACGATCCTGGGGATCCCGCCGGCGTGGATGATCTTGCCCGGCAGCTTGAGCTGGC